CGTATTGAATAAAAAAATCTGGCACATAAACTGTTTGGCGTTCAGTCAGTGGATCTCTATAGGGGATTTGTATTGCTTCGCTGGCCCATTTTACTACTGATTTGTTGTTATCACAAAAATTCATAAATGTCCACTCCCAGCTTGATCGATAGGTAGGAACTTTAGTGCCCACATACTTTTCGGGGTGTTTCATCATAAATTTACCGCGGGCAAACTTAGTAGCCATGTTAGATTAAAATATTACGTGCTTCGTAAGTATTGGTCACAGGTGCAGATCTGTAACCTAACAAACTTGTTCTATCTCTACTGGCATTTAATACCTGTGCTACAACTTGACTAAGTTGCACATCGGTTAACCCTTTTAATGTGTCTAACAAAGTAAACACGTTGACATTTTCTGTTCTAGCCTGAGTTAATAATACAATAGCGACACTATTTGCACCGGTTTTGTCAAAGCCTCGTTTGATGAAGAATGCCACAACTGCTTCAATTTGCCCGGCAGGAAAACTCATAGGAGTTTTAGACAGATTGTTAAAAAATGTTTTAACAAGCTGTGCATTAGTTAATTGTGTGATTGGTAAATTGCTAGCTGACATTATGAAAATAATCCTGAAATTGCATTTCCTACACTTGAAGCCGCATCCGATACAGCATCAACTGCTGTGTTGATAGCAGGGCCAATACCAAGATCTGGAAATTTAATATCACTGAGACCGCCAGAAGAGCTACTAAATTTATCTAATAAATTTGATCCAATGCCAATTACACCAGCTGCCAAACCAACTCCAACACCTATTGCACCAATCTTGCCTAAAGTGTTTATAGGTGAGGAAGATTCTTGACTATTTTGATATGTGTTAACTTGTGCCAAAGCCGCAGACAATGCACCTGGAGCAGTAATTGCAGTTGTGCTATTGACAAAACTTGGGCCGCCTGCGTCGAGATTTGTTCCAACAGATGATTGTAATGGACTAGGAACAGAATCATAATGTACTACGCCAAACCCTTCAGGGTTGTCTGCTTCTACTTTACCTAAACTGTAGCTTATTGCTTCGCACTGAACTTTCATATCAAAGTCATTTACACCAGCATCGCTGTAACTTAATTTGTTATGATTCCAGCTGGTTATGATAGGATTGACTAATGTATAGCCTACATACTCATGTCGTGCCATTTGATAGATTTTGATGTAATTAAAAAATGGCACAGTACTTCCTGCATCGTATCCATAATTTGCTGGGATTGTACTGAATGCCTTAGTTGCATTTCTTGCATAGGCTCCAGGAATATTGGCTGTAATTGAGTCTGCATAATAGTAGGCATAGTAATTTTGCCACATCTGATTAATAAGACCCATATTGTCGTCATGAAATTTGATCGCAATCTCTCCAGGCTTGTGTTGATATTGTACAACTTTTTTTCTGTTGTACTGATTAATCATTTCTGTAGATATGGAGTAATTAGGTAAGTCAACAGTTTTAACCAGCATATTAATTTCTTTACCATATGTGGAAGCTATAGACGGATCTCGCAATGCTTGAGTATTAATACCAAACGCCACGTGGAATAAAAATTTATGTTTAGGGGCTAGTCTAAACTGATCGACGTTGAATAAATCAGCCGCGTGACGCTGATCCCTTAGAATAGTTCCAGGGTCTTGTACAAGATAATTATTAGGTGTGAATGCCATACAGTATTTATCGAAATAATAAACTACGCACTTATTGAACGCCTATAATAAAACCCACCTAAGTGGGTTTATATTATTAAGAACCTAATACGCTTGTTCCACCTGGGAATTTTTGTATTGCTGTTGCGGCGCCTAGTGCGTTTGTTGGACTGATTTGCACAGCGTTATCAAACTGGATACTTAGATCAATCATAGCAGGACCTTGATCACTGTACTTCAAATCTGTATAGTTTGTGCTTACAAGATAGCAACCATAACACATCCATGATTCTAAAACAGTTGGTGTGCCTGATCCGTTACCACCGTCTAACATTTCAATACGCATAGTAAACTTGTAGTCACCTGCGCTTGCGGCTGAACTTTGTTCAAAGAAGTCAAATTGCTTTTGATTTTGCTCGCCTACTAGGATAGTCACAGCATTTGTAACATCATCACGTAGTTTAACTGCAATAGGATCCCATGCTGGTTTTCCTGCATAGTGTATAACACTATTATAGATTTCAATCTTTTGATCTGCAAATTTAACACTTGGACGAGCTGCCTCGGCCACTTGTTTTGTTAGCTCAGTAGTACTATTGCCTGACCCAAAATTTTCAAATGTAATTCTAAAACGATATTTTAATTTTGGCATCAACAAGCCTTGTGAGCTTGCTGATTGATCCGATGCTAATGGTACTGTAAAATTCGATAAGGCTGCTATTGCCATAATGTTCTCCTAATTATTTGCCAAGGCCTTTGATTGCGCCAGTATTTTCTAAACGCATTGGAATATAGATAAACTCCACTGCCTTAACTGGTTCAATCGCAATATCAACCCATAGTTCTGAACGATCTATACGTGCAGGTGTATTGTTTGATGAATCACATACAACTAAGAAGTCATACAATGCACGTTGAGCTGTTAATTCTAACAACATTTTTTCAATTTGTTGTTTGATCTGATTACGTGTGATAGTATCGTTGGGTTCAAATATATATGGTTTAGCAATTTGATTCAACTGATAACGTAGATAAATCACTAGACGTGCTACGTTGATACGATCTAAACTGCTTGCGACCAATTGACGTGTTTTTTGTCCGTATACAACTAGACCAGTACCTGCTAGATATGTAATTGGATTTACATGGATTCCAGCTAGTGTATCGCGTTGACCCAAGTTCAATGCAACAGTTTGGAATTCTCCTGTTTGTCCATCGACATATCCAACGGATGCCGCATTGGTTACACCGCCACGACGTACACCAGCTGGTGCAAACCATGGATAAGAAACGTTGTCGCTTAGAGCGATTGTACGCAACATGATATGACTTGGCGGAACAACAATGTTGTTGCCTGTTAAATCTTGTGTGTAAGCCCATGGATAGTAGATAGCTGAATAAGCATTTGTAGCGATTAAGCCTTGCTCACCGTCTATTACTGCACCTGCTGTGTTATTACCCCAGTTACTTAAACTTGTAGCATCTGGTGTCAAACGTGCTGGAGGATCCATAACAATAAACGCTGACAGTCCGTTGTCTGTATTCAAACCAATCAATGCACTGAATGTTTCTGTGTATCCTGGGCAACTTAACAAGTTATAGATAACTGTATCTGGTTGACGGATATTTTGATTTGCTTGGATTGTAGCTTCTAATGCCTGTAATACTACTGCACGTTGAGCCTTGCGACCTAGTTGTGCAACACCCATTGTGTCGTTAGCGGCAGCGGTTACCCAGCTGTCTGGATAGTAGTTGGTCATTAGTGCGTTGTTATAACGAACGTTCAAACTAGTAGTGTTGGTATAACCTACACGATACTTCTTAACGTTATAGCCACTGCGACGTGTATTCCATAACAACATACCTTTTGGATATAGTGCAGGATCTGGACAATCATAAGACACGTAACTTGTGCTCAACAAACTTACAATAGTTGCTGGAGTGCCTGCGCCAGTTTGTACGCTGTTGTTAAGGCTGTTGTCAGTCCAACGTGCATCAGCAAATACAATACCGTTGCTGGTTGTATGATCTGTTTCATCCATGTTTATCCACTTAGCAGTTAGGCTATTATACTTGTAAACATTAGGAAAATTTTCTAAATTGCTTGTGTTGATCCAAATATCGCCATTGGCTAGTGGAGTACCATCGCTTTGTGCTGTTGGTTGGGTAGCACTAACGATTGGACCCATTGGGTCTGTAGCATTAACGCCTGTTGGGCTTGCTGTACCTGCATAAACAGCTTGGTTGATAGCAATAGCTTGTGTTGTCAAATAACCACGCCATGCTGTGCCGTCATTGATCATGATGTCAAATTCACTTAGTGAAGTATCATACCATAGTGTGCCATCTGCGGGTGCTGTTGTTGGTGGTGTTGGACTAGCTGTTACTAGACCGTTACCAGTTGTGCCAACAGTAGTTGCCCAGTTGCTTAGTACATAAGTTGTCGAACTAGCGCCCGAAACACCGTCAATCTTAGGAGCACTGTAGTTGAAGTTTGCTGATGTACCTGGTGTAAACAACTTGCTCAACGGAGTATTACTTCCGTCAACAAATAGTATGTCTCCGCCTTGTACATGGCTAATACTAATACTGTTGTTAGCATTAACAACAATACTTACTAGTGGATCGCTCACTGCGGCTGTAAATGCTGTTGCAAAAGCTGCCGCATCGCTTACTGCACCAGTAGCAATAAATGTTACTGTAGCTAAAAGCGGAGCAGTTGTAGGTAATACTGCTGAACCTGTTTGGCTTGCTTGTACAGTAAATGTATAAGTTTGTGCTGTAAATGTGCTGGCTGTAACAATATTACTTGTAGTTAATGTTGGACCAACTGCATTACGGAAATAAATTTTGAAGTCGCCATAAGCTGGTGAACCTTCATCATCGTTGTATTTTACATATAATTGATCTAACGCTAGATTAATACCACCGCCTGTTGGATCTAAATTGTATAATGCTGTATAGTTGTCTTTGTACAAGCTAACAGGTTGACTGATCCAAGAACTTGTTGCGGCACTATACTGCTTGACCATCCAGTTTGCACCAAGATTGATTGGTGTTGATTTAACCCATACAGAACCTGTTGGGTAACCGTTTACTGTTGTAATATTGTCATAGCGACCATATGTCGGAATACTTGTGTGCGGAGCGATTGTAAACGCTGGAGCTTTGTAAATCCAAGTTGGGCCGCTTTGTAATGTTGTTGTAGTACCTTGATTTAGTCCAAGTGCAGACACTGCTGTACCACTAATTGTAACGTCAACACCTGTTGAATACAAATTCAAATAACCGTTGATTGCGGCTGCTGTAATACCTGCGGCTGTTCCTACGTTAATGGCCGCTGCCAATGCTGTTACAGTTGATACACCTTGAAATGTTGTACCGTTAATGGTCAACTGACTTCCGCCTGTTGTTAATGTACCGCTTGCCAATGTTTGGCTTGCGCTAACTGTATAACTTGTACCTGCTGTTGGTGTACCTGTTGAACTTGCACTTAATGTCCAAGTACTTGTACCACCACCTGACGCAAATGCGCTACCTGTAACGTTAGCTGTAATGTATGTAAATGCTGGAGTAATACCAGTAATCACCATGCCAACTGCTATAGTTCCGCTAGCAACTGCTGTTACTGTTAGTGTTGTGCCGCTTACTGTACCAGTAAATGATGCAGAATTAACTGCTGTAACTTCTGTACCAGCTGTAACTGTGTTACCTGCATTGCTTAAAACTTCACCAACTGATACGCTTCCGCCTGTTACTGTGCTAGTTACTGTTAGTGTTGTACCAGCAATTTGTCCTGTAAAACTTGTACCAGTAGCAGTTAGTGTTGGGTTAGCTACAGTACCAGTAGCGGCTGGCCAACTTGCGGCCCATGCTGTTGAACCAACTTGCACCCATGTGCCACCAGCTGTATCTGTTTTGCCTTTTTTGTACCATAATTTATACAATGTTGTCAGTGCAACAAGAGCATAGTCGCCTTGTTGCCCATAACTGCTCAATGGCTTGTAGTTACCGTCAACTTTAGTGCTGTCAGTAATAACAGTAAAATTGCCTGCTAGTTGTTGTTCTGTAAATGTTTGTCCGCCAGTTGTAGTTGCAACGTTGGCATTCCACTGGAATACACCGAACGCACTGGTTGATGTGTTCAACCAAAATGTGCCATCTGCAGGGTTACCTGTTGGAATAGTTGCTGAACCTGCTAATTGTGCTGTGTTTACATCTGCACGTACTACATAAGCACGACTACTAACACCTAAGAAGCTATAAGCGGCCTGTAGACCGTATTCGTTCAATTCGCCAGCATTGATAGGATTGTTTTCTGCGTCAGTTTGGAAATAAGGAATACCAAATGTGGCTCCTAGATCCATTTGACTAGTTAGCAAGTATACCTTACCTGCGTTAGCTTTGGTTGTGCCTGGAGCAGTGCCTGTTCCAGCTGAATTCATTTTGTCTTGTTGTGTAGCAACAATAATTAGGGGTACGGTTCCGGGTGCGGCCGGTGTGTAGAAACTTTCGTCTATTACGGTTACGCTTACGCCTGGTGAACTTAATTGAGCCATTGTGTTATCTCCATGAGTACATGTTCTTAATGTATTTATGGCAATTTGAATAAATGGATGGTTTATAACTAGGCAAAAAGGTTCAAAAAAGGCTTAAATAAAATATGAGACCATTATGTGGGTGCGGAAGAGCACCAGTAGCTGTTAATTACTACAAAAATAAACGACCATACTATAGAAGTCAGTGTGGTGCTTGTTTGCGGGGAGTCCTAGTGCCTAGATGGGCAAGTGCAGGTTACAAGATGAAAAACTCATGCGATAAATGCGGATTTAGGAGTCCGCATCTTGATGTGTATAATGTGTTTCATGTAGACGGTGACTTAAATAACTGCCACCATAGTAATCTCAAGACTGTGTGTGCAAACTGTCAGCGGATTCTACATAAAGAGGGTGTCCGTTGGCGACAAGGTGATCTTGTGCCAGATTTATAACACCTTTAACTTGGGTGTACAAGTCATCAATAGTTTCATTGTTGTCTAATACATGGTCAAATTTAGTGCCAACCCAAGCTGTTTCACTAGCATGGATTCCATAACTAGATAATTTTTCCTTGAACATTTCCAATCCGCTATTGGCATATTCTGCCACTTGATACCATTCAGGTTCAGGGCCACGGACCACACGAATAACTTTGCCTCCAGCGGCTTTAATTGATTTAATTTCGTTAGGAAAACGGCAGTCGCTAATAACAATATCGTCTTTACTATTGCGTAATTTATTTTCTAAACTGGCAATCCAAATATCATCATGGAATGCCTTGCGACATACTTCTGTGCCCCAGTATTGTAG